ACTTCAATTTTTATCACAATTAAAAAAATTAGATCATGTATCAAATCGCAGTTGGTGTACTAGGTTCGGTAGGGTTAACCCTGCTTTATTTCTACATCTTGAACTTTCCTAAATTTTTTAAGGAAGTCACAGGCAGAAAACTAGTCAAGCCTTTTAGCTGTTCTTTTTGTATGTCCTTTTGGATCAGCTTCTTTTTTCTAATCTTAAAAACGGATTTGCTTTCTGCAATATTTATAAGCAGCGCAGTACCCTTCATCTACCTGTATGTGGAGGATCATTTCACTAATAAATTTCAACTATGACACCTGAAGATTTAGAACTATTCAAGAAGCACATGCCTCTGTACGAAAGCTACAAGAAGCACGCATTTATCCGTAATTATGACAAAGAAGTCTACACGGAATTAATCTACCTGTATACTACCTATGTTAACCCAAAGCACAACTTCAGCCATTGGTGTAGTAGCTGCCGGATGGAATTAGTAAACTACCTATACGGATGGTACACGAATGAAGAGAATACTACTTGGTACAGGGAGCAGGAAGAGCAACAAGAATTAACAGAACTTAATGTCTTATTCACTAGCAGAGAATTAAATAAGGAAGAATTAATAATTGGAGCTACACCAGCGAAAAGAGGAAGAAAACCTAAAAGCACATAATATGGAAGCAAAACAAAAAGTAAGACTAGGCAACGGAAAGAAAAGAAGTGATTCTTGGCTTACAGCTGCGATCTGCCTATCCGATTGCCATGCGCACGCTTACACCTATAACGGGAAGACTTATGTAAATGTGAGCATCAACATCTACGATAAGCCGAATGACTTCGGGAAGGATGTGGCTATTAACCTAAACGATTACAAAAAAGAAGAAAATTTAAACCCTGAGGTTAACAAAATACCTACAGCAACTTATCAGGCTGAAGATTACGATCTACCCTTTTAATGAAAAAGCACACCAAGATTTACATGGAATATTTTGGCTACACGATAGCTGATTTTATTCCCTGTGAATCCTGCGGATCTCAGGCAGTAGACATCCATCACATCAAAGCAAGAGGGATGGGAGGAAGTAAAACAGCGGATCGGATAGAGAACCTTATGGCCTTGTGCAGGATCTGTCACGATACTATGGGAGACACTAAAAGCTACCGGGAATATCTAGAGCAAAAGCACGAACAAAAAATGAATCAACCTAAATAAAAAACCATGTCAATCTTTCAATTAAATTTTAACAGCGAAAAAAAAGTGATCAGCATCACCCTTGACAATGAAGAAGGAATCTTTGATCTAGCCTACCTATTCAAGAAGCTTTTGGATGATGCAGGTATCCCTAATAAGCTAGAAGAAAAGGATGTAACACCAGTGGAGGCATTACAAGTAGCAAACGAAAAGTTAGACTAATGGAGATCAGAAGCGTTAAACTTTCGGAGATCAAAAGCAATCCGAATAACCCCCGAATCATCAAGGATGACAAGTTCAGAAAGCTAGTCAAGTCTATTCAGGAGTTTCCAAAGATGCTTGAGATCAGGCCTATTGTGGTGAATGCTGACATGATAGTGCTAGGGGGCAATATGAGGCTAAAGGCTTGCAAGGAAGCAGGATTAAAAGAAGTGCCAATTATCTTTGCTGATGATCTAACAGAAGATGAACAGAAGCAGTTTATAATCAAGGACAACGTGGGCTTCGGTGAGTGGGACTGGGACATGATAGCCAACGAATGGGATGCTGAGCAAGTAGAAGAATGGGGACTAGACCTGCCTTTTGATGCGAAGATAGATGATATGGAAGATGGGGAAACCTTAGATTTTGAACAGTCCGTTCAATTAATTCCACCAAAGGAATATATACTAGTAATGGCAGATCCAAACTCTGAAGAATGGGAAGATTTAAAAAATGTTTTAAAGTTAAAAATGGTAAGAAGAGGCGGGTACACCGAAGGAAGTAGCTTCGATGCAATAAGTCTGGAAAGGGTTTTAAATTGGGCTGATTTTAAGGAAAGATATGCTAATAGCAATACCAAGTAAAAACAGAGCAGGTCAAACTACGACAAACAAAATCCTGCCAAATATTGGTACCTTCTTTGTGCCTGAAAGCGAAGTGCATCAATACCATTACATCAAAAATGTAATTGCCGTACCTAGTTCAGTTCAGGGAATAACTCAAACCAGAAATTGGATTCTAAAAAATACAACTGAAAAATGGGTGGTATTTTTAGATGATGATGCAAAAAATACTGGGTACACTGAAATGGGAAGAACTCAGGCGAAAATGAAGCATATTAAAGATGAAGGATTCTGGGGTGAAGAGTTTTTAAAAGCATTTGATTTATGCGAACAAATGAATTTTAAAATGTGGGGATTAAAAACAGAGGCAGCGCCCAGGTCAGTTTATCCGTATAAACCAATATTGACAAAAACCTATTTAACAGCAAGCTGTATGGGAATGGTTAATGATGGGGAGTTTTATTTTGATGAAAGTTTTAAAGTCAAGGAAGATTATGAGATCTGTTTAAGACATATTGTCAAGTACGGAGGGATTTTAGGAATCAGGTACTTACATTGGGAAAATGAACATTGGAAAACCGAAGGCGGATGCAAGGACTATAGGACAGTAGATATGGAAAGAGATGCAATAAAAAAGCTAAATAAACTCTATCCGGGAATGATCAGGAGCGCAAAAAGAAAAGCAAATACATTTACGATTGGATTAAACCTTTGAAAAATAATTACCAAAAGTCAACACTATGAAAAAGCCTGAGACATCTGTAATAGAGAAAGCCATTGTGAAGGCATTTGGAAACCTATCTACGGCTGCAAGGTCACTTCAGGTAGATAGAGTAACCTTGTACAAATGGATCGAGCAGGAGGGCTTAGAACAGGCTGTGATCGAAGGTAGGAATACTAGGCTAGATTTTGTCGAAAGCAAGCTAGATCAGAAGATAGATGGCGGTGATACTACTGCCATCATTTTCTTTCTTAAAACTCAAGGCAAATCCAGAGGCTATGTTGAAAGGCAGGAAGTGACCGGGGCAGATGGCAAGAAACTTTTCGAAGTGACCATTATAGATGGCGCAGATTAAATTAAAAACCAACAAAGTATTTAGGCACCTAGAAGAAAGCACGGCTAAGATAGTAGTGCAGCAAGGGGGTACCAGATCAGGCAAAACTTTTAATATCCTGCTGTGGATCATCTTTGCTTACTGCCAAAGAAACGAAGGGAAAATAATCACGATCTGTAGGAAGTCCTTCCCGGCTTTAAGGGGTACGGTTATGCGAGATTTTTTTACTATCCTTAAAGATCATGAAATCTATTCAGAAGATGATCACAGCAAAAGCAATAACGAATACAGGATAAACCAAAACACGATTGAATTTATTTCTTTGGATATGCCTCAAAAAATCAGGGGAAGAAAGAGGGATCTACTTTTTTGCAATGAGGCAAACGAATTAACGCATGAAGATTGGACTCAGCTTCTGTTCCGTACAAATGAAAAGGTGATTCTGGATTACAATCCATCTGAAGAATTCCATTGGATTTATGACCAAGTACTTACCCGTTCAGATGTAGAGTTCTTCCAGACTACCTACAAGGATAACCCATTTTTAGGTGATGTAATCAAGGAAGAAATCGAAAGGCTAAAAGGGATAGATGAAAACTATTGGAGGGTCTACGGGCTAGGAGAACGGGGGCAGGCTAGATCCTTGGTATATACTTTCAGTACCATCAAAGAAATACCAACGGAAGCAAAGCTAGTAAGCTACGGCCTAGACTTTGGTTACTCAAGTGATCCTACTTCCTTAGTCCGCACGTATATTCTGGATGATAATATGTACGTGGATGAACTGCTATACAGAACCGGGATGACCAACCAAGACATTGCAAACGAAATGAAAGTTCTGGGATTGAATAGGAGTAACGAAATCTATGCAGATTCAGCTGAGCCAAAAAGTATAGAAGAGATCTACCGGATGGGATGGAATGTGAAGCCCACTATTAAAGGATCTATCAACATAGGGATTGATATCATCCGAAGATACAAGCTAATCGCAACAGAAAGCAGTTTTAACTTGATCAAGGAACTCAGGAACTATAAGTACATTGAAGACAAAAATGGGCAGATGACAAATAAGCCTGTAGATAATTTCAATCACGCTTTGGATGCTCTGCGCTATTCG